TTGACGCGATAATTAATATTATTTCCATACTTAATATTGAAATTGTCATAAGCTTGATCTGTTAGTTTTTTTGCTCTTTCAAAAGCATCGTTAAAAGCCTTTGTCGCAAGTACACCTATTTCTGCCTCATCAAGCTTAGTTCTATCAAAACCCATAGCGTCTTCCATATTGTGTTGCGCTTGGACTAATCTTTCTTTTCTTTTATTAAAAGGACTGTTAGCAAGTATTTTAAGAGACTTAACCAAATCTTCGTTTACTGTAACAAAATTATCTAACAATTCTGTCTTAACAATACCTAATGCTTTTTGCAATTCGTCAGGAAAATCTCCTCCTTTTCCTTTAAAAGACTCCATCATATTTTTTAAAGTTTCTGTTTGTTTTTGTTGTAGACTGTTAAACTCTTCCAACTGTTTCATCAAATCTCCTGCAACGAAACCTTTGTTCATTACAGAATATTCAGCAGTAGCTACAAGCTGCGCTCGTAATGTATGAAGAGTTGATGATTGAATCATTTGATCTAACAGCAACGGAAAGTCTTTCATCAACTCAGGATTTTCAGCCGTAAGTCTATCTATTTTACTAAAAGAACTTTGCAAAGCACCACGCATTCTGTCTCTAGCATCTTTGTCTGGTATGCTTTCAATGTAATCATTAAAACCAGCAATCATATTAACAGTTTTAGCGTCTGTTTTATACAAAGTATTTAATTCAGAGTAAATATTTATATCTGCATTAACTAATTTACCGTCTACTATTTCAGCATCTTGACCAAAGACCTTTGCATTTTTAGCTTTTTCAAGAAGATTTATTTTTTTAGCGACGGTATCAGCGGCATTAATTTCAGCTACGATATTGGCACCAGTTGCTCTACTTTTATCAATTAAAGATTTAATCTGATCTTCTTTAAAACCTTTTGAATACAAATAAGCTCTACGGAAAGGAGTCATTATCTTAGATTTAGAATTTGCCATCATGTCTACAAACTGATCGGCTGGCATAGCTGTTTTCATAAACGCTAAAGGTGATAATGAAGCTCTACCAGCAAGCACGGCTCCTTGTGCAAGTTTCTGTCTTGCAAAGTTAAAAGTAGGTGCCGCTGCTAAGTAACCCCCTATGCCTCCAATTATAAGACCTATGTCAGAGTCATCCATAACCATATCTACAATACCCATTCCAGCCGCACCTCCGACGCTTCCAAGATAAGCTGCATGTAGTTTTCTGCGGTAAAGAGTTGCTTCTTCTGGAGACATACCTCTCGCTTGATAAGCCTTGATGTATTTATCAGCGTCAATGTCATATTTTAATAATAAATTATACATATTATTAGGCATAGCACTGGCAGCTACGCTTCGATCTAGCATCATCTGTCTAAAAGGAATATCTTTCATAGCTTCTTGTAAGTTTGTTTTAGCTGCTATACGAGCGCCCATCAGACCTCTGTTTAGATTTCTAAATACAATGCCTGCTGCTGTCTTAGTCGCTCCTAGACCGCCCCACGGAGCCGCCATACCGATACGTGCCATCGCTTTTGTATAATCATTTTGATAACTGTACGGAACTTCAGCGTAACGCCTTCTTAAATCTGAGTAGAAAAGCGAAGGGCTTTTACCAAATACTTCCTTAAAAGCATCTTCTGCACCTTTAGTAACTTTTTCTACACTTTTAAAATGCTCCGTAGCGTTCATAGATAAAGTTTGAGATATGTCTGAGAACATACCTTGAACTCCTCCAAGTCTTATTCTAGTTCTAGCTGCCGAGCCGTCTGGAAGAGTTGTGTAAAAATGTTGGTCTTTACTGCTAAAATACGAACCCGGACTCCAATCAAAAATAGACTTGTAAAAACGTACCGTAGGATTTTCTACCATAACTCCAAGAGGGGTCTCGCGGTCTTTTTTACCAGTTAAAGGAATAAAGATAGGATTCATTTCGATTGCACCTGTAACATACGGAGCTACTTGTTTGACGCCATCCATAGCAAAGCCAGCTATCATTTCAAAAATAGATAAAGCACCTCCTTCTGTAACATCTGTAGGTTTTTTTAATGGACTTCTCTGTTCTCCTCCTGCAAAAGCTCTAGCTCCCTCTGCAATCTGACGCGCTAAATTCTTTTCAGGAGTGCCTTGCAGACCTCCGTAGCCAAATTGAAGACCTTGAGCATCTGCACTAGCTACATCGACACCCTTGCCCAAATCTTCTGATCGGCCCTCTCTCAAAGCTCTATTCATAGCTTCTTTTGAAAGCCTATCTGCTTTAAGATCAGTTTCAGATTCTTCTATTGTAGAGGAAATACCAATACCGGGAAAATTTGCTCTTTGATTTATAATATCATCACGTACAGGGCCTTCTTCAAATAATGTTGTTTTAAGTTTTTCTTTAGACCGTTCTGCCAGTTTATTACCAGCATCACCAAGAGCCTCTCTCATGTTGTTATAAGACTGAACCGTCTCTGCTACGCCCTCCCCTATCGCTTGCAAAGGTCTTTCAGTAGCATTGTACAGCAGGGCCTCTACCTGCTGTCCAATAGCTTCTTGAATGCTTGTAGTGTCCTGATCGTTTTCAGGAGGTTCAATAGGGTCTGGAAGAGAAATCATATCATTTTGATTTTCAGACATCTTAGTCGATTTCATCAATGTCTCCTTGTTCAATAATCTCTTTTAACATGTTTAAATACTTAAATTTTGTAACGTCTGTTTTGATTGTATCAGATATTTTATATGCTACGTTTAAAAATGATAAAGGGTCTCTAGAAAGAGCGTAATAATTTGCAGGAATTTGCAGATCAGTTATAGCATAAAGAAGTCTTAGTGAGCTATATTCATTAAAGTTATCTAGGTCTAATCTTTTATATGCTTCTAAATAAACTGGAGGAACAACCCCATCTGTTGTTTTTAAAATATCTTGTCCGTTTCTTAAAAAGTTCGTAACTAATTTTTGAGACACAAATATTTCTCGTAAATCTTCAGGAGTTACTTTTTCAGGAAATGGTTGGTTAGTTCCGGGCATTACAGAACCCGGAATTTTTATATTTCCAACTTTACTGTTGTCATAAAGATAATTAAGCTCATCAAGGACAACAGTAAAACGTTTATCTTGTCTATCTTTTTGAAATCCATCGTAAGGTTCATCGTTTCTAATAGATTGAACCTTTTTAAACGGCATTACGATTGCTTTTGTATTCATTACAAATTTAGGATAGTCTTCTGCTTTTAAGCTATTTATTTTTTGTTCTAATTTAGAGTTAACTCTTTTTTCAATATTAGTTAGCTGAACATCCTTTAAAAGTTTTTCCCTTCTAAATCTCTGAGTTAGTTCTGTACTAGGTAACGATCCTACACCCGGACCAAACATCTCTAACCTGCTAAGTCTGCCTAGTTGTTGAGAATAAGAATTTCCTAAAGTAAGTCGTAAATGTTTAATCATATTTACTAAGTTAGGAGTCTGTTCAGTAATAGGTGTACCCCATAAAGCTTTTCGTACTTGAGCAAAATCTTCATTTGAAATTGTTCGTCCACCAGCCTGATCTCCTTGTACGTAACCTGCAAGAGTATATGTTAGAGATATTTTCTCCCATAAAATTCTTCTACGTAAAAAATGCAGATCAATGTCATTTTGTGTCAACGAATCTTTGTTGTTCATGAGAGCGTTATATTCTGCATTTATGGCTTTTGTTTCTGATTCTATAGCATTAGATAAACCTTGTGTCATAAATGTTTGATTATCTGCAACAAACGCAAGATCGCTTTCTTCTACTTTTATTTCAAAACCTTTTGCTATTTCGTCGTGAAAAGAACCACCTTTATTAATACGATCTCCTGCTATACCAATAAAAGAATCACGAATTACGTTCGCAATACTAGGCACTAAAATTTTACTGCTTGTTGCAAAATCTCTTATTGTTGAGGCTATGCCTGTAACAGGTTGTTTCTGAAGATCACGTAGTTTTTGTACGTCAATGTTGCCCAATCCCTCTAAGGAATTTTGTTGTGAAACAGAAGGATCACCACTGCCATTTACAAGCTTACTAATTAAAGTTGCTATATCATCTACTTTATTTAAAGCCTGTCCAATATTTTGTATTGACGCTTGAGCTTTTTTAACTTCTTGAGCTAAACCTTCAGGAGTTTTAGGAACTTGTCTTCCGTCTTCAGAGATATAACCTTCGGGAACATACACTGCACTGCGTGGTGGCGTAGCTACTACACCTAGAAATTTATCTCCAGTTTCAAACCTTTGAGCAGTTGATAAAAATATATCAAATATCGATTCCGTAAATATTTCATCTTTTGCACTATAAGGAGTTTTTAAAGCAATTCTATTTATTAAATCGTACTTTAAATCTAAATATGTTTCATCTTTAACTTTATTACGATAATCATACACTTGTTTAAAAAGTTTTTGAGCTTCCGGGTCTTTTTGTATTTTAGTAGAAAGAGCTAATAAATGTTCTTGTAGTGGATCAGACATATTTTTAGCAGGGCCAAATATCGTAACATGGTTGTTGCCTTGTTCTATTCTAACTCCTTCTTTTTGATCTATTAAATTTTGAGCAGGGTCCACAGTAACGTTTGGTGTAGTTACTCCTGTTGCCATAGCTAAAATTGGAAAATTATCTGCAATTTGTGTATTAAAGTGTATTCTCATTTTGGGAGCTACTCCCATTTGAGCCGCTTGCTGTTCCGTTATCATTTTCGGCATCATTTCTTTATACAAAATATTACCAAGAGGCTCATAATCTCCAGTGTGCCTTAAAATTTTTGCAGTAAGTTTAGCTAATCGTTCTTGGTCAGAACCTCCTCCTGCATTATTATCAAATACTATTTTGCTGCTTCTTCGTGCTTGCAAAGTAGCCTGTGCATTTCGATATAACCCTTGAAATTCGTTAAATTCGTCCTCATCTAAACCAAAATCAGCAGACAAAGTTTTATTGTATGTTTTAACTTCTGCTAAAGCTATAAGAGATTTACGAGCAGAATCTACATATTTTATAGCTTCAGACCCTATGTAGTCTTTATTTGGAATGCCATTTAGCTTAGGAACATAGTTTTGAGGCTTATTATTTTTAGAAACTAGTTCTTGAGGTACATTTACAGAAACATTGTTTTGAGCATTTTGCGCTAATTTACCCGGATAAAGCGTAGAGGCTACTCTTGCGTTTTTATCTGCTGGAGTTTGTGATACAGAATCTGCATTCTTTTTTCTATCCATAAGTTCGATCCACCCAGCAACCTCTGCTGGTTTAGGTGTACGCATGTTAAAATTAAACTTACTGTTTAATTCTTCAATAGCTGCTAGATACGGAAGACCTGCTCCAATAATTTTTCGACCTCCTACAGCGTCATCATCATACTGAGCAGTATCATATAGAGATGCCTTTCCTTCTCTAACTTTTTGTACAAAATCTATAAGAAACTTTCTTCTAGCCTTTTCTGCTTCAGTAAACCCTGCTGCTCCTTTAGCTTTACTAGTAGAATCGTTTAATTTTAAAAATTCTAAAAAAGATATTGGTTTTTTTTGTTCTTTGGTTGCTTTAAAAGTATCCACATACATTGTATAACGTTGAACCATTGAATCATTTATTTTCATTCTACGATAGTAGTTGAAAAAATTATCATCTTTAATAACATTATTTTTCTTTAACTTAGTAAAATCATCAAACAACTGCATAGTAGGCGACAGTTCTGGTTTAGGAGTGTGCGCCATTATAAAAGACATAATACTCTCTTCAGGCATACCAAAAAGTTTACCTGATTGAACTAAAGCTTTAACCGCTTCGCTGTTTTTATCAAGACCATTTTCACCTGCTGCTTTTGCAGTTTCTAAAAATACATTTTTTGCAAACTCAAGCTGCTTTGTCTTAGTATCATATTCTCTTTTTTCTTTTTCTCTTTTTGTTATCAAATTATCTTTAAACATTTCCTCTTGAATAAACGTCTGTCTTTTTCTATACTCTTCTTGAGCTTTTGCAAGAGCGGCTCTGCGATTATCGTCTTGAGCAATTAATTCTTGCTGCATACCTATTTGTTCTGCTGGACTATCTACAAAAGCACTGCCAAGAGACCCTTTTAAAATAGTTGATAGAGTGTCAGATACGGCGTCTGTGTCAGAAAGTGTTTCTTTAATCGCACCTTTAAAGGCAGTTCCAAGTCTATCCATAAAAGCCATATCTATGCTACTCCTTTAGATTTAGTCATAAAACCTTCAGACTCTTCAAAATCTGAGTTCAACATTTTTTCTTCCATTTCTTGTTGCACCATATCTTCTCTTGTCAACTTTGGCTGTACAATTTCATTCTCAGGGTCTAAGTCTTCTTTTAATCTTCTTAAATTTTCTATGTCTCCTGAGTCTTGAGGTCGCACAGGATTACTAAGCACTACATTTTTTACATTGTGTCTTTTTGCAATTTTAAATACTTCTACAGCTAAAAATGGTTTAATCAATTCTGCTACATCAGGATTAAACATACCTTTTGAAAAACCAATCATTACAAATGATGTTGCTACAGTTTCACAAGTCAAACCTGCAAGAACCATTTCAGCAATATCTTTTTGAGTATCCCTTTGATACATTCCAGCTTTTAAAGCAGTATAGGCGTCAAAAGGAGAGGACGTAAGAGGCGGGTTTTCATAGGGCATTGTACCCGGAGTAGATGTTAAAGACTGTCCGGGAATAGGGCTTCCTAGAAAAGGATCATTCATTAAATGTTGAGTAAGGTCTTTCATATATTTTACCTATGTTTTAAAAAGTTTTCTCAAAGATTGTTTCTGCCTTCTTGCAGAAACACCTACATTTATAGAAGGTGCTTTTATTTGTCTCATTAGTTCTGTTGCATCTGCTGAAGCAACTTCAGGACTTTTTAAAGCAACAAGCATTCTTGCAATATCATTAGTATTTGTTCTTGTTGAAACAGCAGGGTCTGCTGCTCCTGCTCGTCTTGTAAGAATACCACCTACAGAAGGGACTTCTCCTAAAAAACCAGATTTAATATCTGCATCTTTTAAAACTGATTCTAAAGCTGCATCACTTGCGCTTTTTTTCTCAGGAACTCCTGCTGCACCTATAACTTTTACACTTCTAGAAGGTGTAAACGCACTTTGAACTAAAGCTTTTGTTCCTGAACCTACAGCACTTTTAATTGCTGTCCCAATTAAATTCTCAAAAAAACTCATTTATGACTCCTTTAAAAATCTCCACCTCCAAAACCGGGGTCTTCTACTGTTCCAACCAATAAATCATCAAAAAGGTCTTCAGTAAGATCAAAACTGTCATCGTCAACTGTGCCTAATCCAGATAAAAAGTCAAAACCCTCTGCTGCTGAACCGGGATCAACGTCAACATCGTCGTCTCCAGAAAACAAACTAAACAATCCGCCAATACTAGCATCAAGAATAGATTCACCACCTTTTGGTTTTGCATTTAAAAGACCTATGCCAAAATCAACAGCAGAACTTATATTTCTTTGCGTAATAGCTCCCGCTTGAACTTGTTTTCTAAATTCTACAGAACGATTAAAAGCATCAACATTAAATTGATTTCTCATGGCAGTAACAACTAGCTGATGCGCTCTTTGAATTTCATTCTCAGAAGAAGAATAAGCTTGATGAGTTTCATCACGATACTTTTGCCACAAATCATTTTGTGCCGCATTGGTTAATCCTAACAATATACCCGCATTAATTTGATTAGCTCTGTTTTGATTCGCAGTATTTGCAGTATTAATCGACCTACGCCAAGCAGCATTTGATTGATCTATTTGAGAGCGCATTGCTACGTTAAATTGTTCTCTAGCGTTGTCTAAGTTAGTATTAAACTCTTCTACAGCCGTAGTTTCCTCACTATTAAATTTTTGTATAGCCAAGTCTCTTGCTGCATTAGCTTGCTCTACGGTAGCTCCTAGCTGATCGTAGAACTGATTTACTTGATTTTGAGAGGTAGCGTTAAACTGCTGTGCAGCGTTAGCAGCAGCTTGATCTGTAAATAAAGATTGTACTTTTGATTGATATGTCAATACCGCAGCTTGCTGTTCATTTGTAGTATTTTTAAGATTCATATTTAAGAAAGACTGAGCATTTTGTTGTGCAGCTTTCATACGATTATCTAGATTTTGCCTGTCCATTGTAGCAATCGTAGCTGCGTTTGCAAGAGCAGTTTGTTGCTGATTGTTTAGGTTTTGTAGTTGAAGAGTAGCGTTAGCTTGTGCATCTTGGGCTGCAATAGGCACAGTAGATTCTATAAGACCTTGCGCCAACGCTGCTGCTGCCATACTAGAGGAACCTAGTCCTCGTTGTTGCATGATCTCATTTACTTTACGTACGGTAGGAGAAGCCCACGGAGGAAACTGACCTGTTTCCATACCTTCTGTAAGTTTTTCTATTTGATATGCTATAGAAGCTTCATTAGCTAAAGTTTGTGTCTGTGCTTCAGCTAGGCTTCCACGTTCCAATAGCTGTTGTTTTGTACGCTCATCTACAACTTGATTAGGGTCTACAACATCATTTTCAGTAATTGTTCCTGTAGCTGCTGTAGCTGTAGGCATGTTGCTAAAAGTACGCTCTACATTTTGTATTTGTGCAGCGTCTTGAGCTTGTACGTTTACATCAGGTATTCCAGTAATTAAATTAGGACTAGATACACGCGCTCGTTGGTCACTTGTATCTAAAAACTTTCCTTGATCCGTAATAAGTTCATCTGTTTGAACTTGTTGCTCTAAAGGATCATAAAGCATTTCTATTTTGTCAGAATCAGTAAGCCCTGTTTGAGTAACAATATTAGGAATGCCTAACGCTTGTTGACCTTTAATAGCAAGTATAGGTGCGTTAGCAATTTCTGGAGATATTTGTGTAATCTCTTGTTGTTCTTCTTCAGCAGCAGTTTGTTCTTCAGACATCTTTACCTATCTTTCTTAATTAAATTTTGAATAGTTTTTGTTTCATATATACGAATAGAAAACCACACAAGAGTTACAAAAGATACAAGAGGAGGAAGCCAGCCAGCTAAAAGAGCTAGTGTAGAACTTACACCCACAACGTCTCCTACTGTTTTAAGTTCTTCTGTCATGTAGAAGCTCTCGGGTTTTCAGGCCAGTCATGAAACTCAGAAGCTTTTTTACCAGCATCCTTCATCTCTTCCGTAAACACTGTCATAGCTTCAAGACCTGCAACATCAGTCTTACTGTCAATAGCAGTTTCTAGTGCAGCAGCTTTTGCTCTCAGGTCTGTGCGCCACTGTGCAAGGTCTGCTGGCTTTGCAGTACCATTGTCCTGTTCTCTGATAACAATCCAATCAGTTTGTGCTAGATAGCCACTAAGAGTATTAGATACACTATTTTTCATAGCTGCCTTGATATCATCTACATTATTAGCAGACTGTGTTCTACGAACAACAACTCTGTCAGACTCTACAACAGGTGCAGCTTCAGATGTTGTATAAAACATATTTTCTACAAAACTACCTTCATACTCATAAGGCACAATACCTAACTCTTTACGCTCTGCGTCAGTCCACGAAGAACCAAAGATAGATTTAGGGTACTGAATGTCATTAATATACATAGACTTTGGCATATTAATAATCTCTACCAATTGATTGCCCATAATTCTTGCCCACATATTTTAGTTTCCTTCTTTAAAAACTCGTTACTTTTCTGACAAATTATCTACCGTAGATTGGAGGTAGCGTACCATTACCACCTATGTCTGCCATTGCTAGATAAATATATGTTTCAGATACATTCGGATCACTGGCGATACGCAGTTTAAATCCGTCTGAAAGCAAATCTAAAAAGTTAGTCGATGTGTCTTCAGTTGCTGTATCGTTTGCCTCAAGTTCGTTGTTTCTCACATTAAAGCCATTACGACTTTTATCGAAAATTTGCCAATCGGATGTTGAGTCTACGGATTTAAACAAAACAAGAGCTGGTTTAAAACCTAGACTAACGTAAGTGCCGTTTGTGCTGCCATTTCCTTCATAACTTCCCACTTTACACATACCGGGAACTGATCTAAAACAGTACGCAATCATTTCATCATTAGCTGAACCACTAGCTTCATTATTGCTACTTACAGAAAACACTGTTGAAGTTGGTGAAGTATCCTGCCACATATTAAATGTTGCCGCTGCGGCTGTGGTTGATAAATACATATATTTTGTATTACCAACAACTTCAGCGTAAACAGGCCAGTTTGTGCCAGCATCAGTGCGGTTCTTGACAATAATAAGTTCTGGCGCTGCTGATAAACCATGTCCTAAAGTTTTAGCACCAGCAGGATCAGACATTGTCCAACCAACAATGCTAAAGTGATCGGCTGTTGCGACTGTTACAGTCGTGTTTAAAGAACCATTTGTATTGGTTGAGGTACTGTTTCTACCTAACCATTGCCAAGCAACATAATCCTCAGTGCTGGTATTCACTTGAGCTAAGTTGCCAACCGTAAACCCATCACTCCCAAACGTCGTTAAACCTTCTGATTCAGTTGATTCAGCCGCAGTCGTATCTGATTCGATTTGTTTAGTAGTGCCTCTAACAACGTCATACCAAGCATGACTGTCAGCAGCATCTCGGTTTTTAATCCATACCAAATCTGGTTTAAAACCTGTTCCTGTAACTGCCTTACCGCCAGAGCCAATTGCAGTGCCGTTGCCTGTATATTTTACAGCATTAAAGTAATCTATTCCTTGATAGTCTGGTGCGGTTAGGTTTTCAGAATTTAAAGCTTTAGCATCTGCTGGTCTGTTTGTTACTCCTGTCCAGTCATCTTCATCAAAGTCAAACTCCATAACAGAAGTTCCACCACCGAGAACAATAAAGTATAGAGGATCAGTTCCAGTTGTAGGCCAATTTCCGGGGGCTGCTCCTGTCTTACTAGACCCACTGGTTGGGTCACCTGAATTAGTCCAAGTAATAGTAGAACCTGATATTTGCCCAAAGTATAACGCTCTGTTATCGCCATCCCATGCTACAGCAAAACGTCCAGTTGTTGGATTTGCTTTTGGATAAGTTGATAAACTACCATTGTTATTAAAATAATTGCCCGGATGATCAGTCAACCAAACATGAGTTTCAGGAGTTGTGGTTCCCCAAGCGTTAGTAGAATTAAATCCTAATGCACTTTGTTGACCAATTCCGGGATACCATGCTACGTTAGTTGTAACATTAATTTCAAAATACCAAAGACCCGAAAACGGTAATTTTGGAGTGATAACAATACCACCGTTATCATTCGTCGTAGCTTTTGTGTTGCCTTCTTCTAATGTTGAAGAGGCGCTTCCCACTTTTGTTAATGCGTTTACAACAGGGTAAACCTTACTTGGCGTATTAACGGATTGATTAACACTGCCCATACTATTAAGAGTAAAATCATTACCATTACCACTAGCATCTGTACCTAAGTTACCAACGGCTGAATCTAAAATAATTTCTCGAAAACCCCAACCAGAAGTACCAGAAGAATTAGAAATATTAATAAGTTTCCAATATCTATGTGAACCGGGATTATCAGATGTAAGGTCTAGGATACCGCTATTTGCAGTTGTTGTTATTGATACATTACTAAAGGTTGTTCCTGTATCAGTAAAGTCTGAACCATTATCAGAAAACTGAACTTTAAAATTACCAGTTGCTGAACTTCTTCCAGTAATTTTAACAGCTTTAACATCTTTTGCAGAACCTAGATCAAAAGCTACATGATCGTTACTTACATTAGTCGCTGGATCAACATTACTTCGCCACTCAGTTGTAAAATCTCCATCTGTTAAATTAGATAATGATCCACTAAATGTACCAGCATTAGATGTAGGTGTAACACCAGAGGATAAAGCTACACTTGCAGTAGAAAAATCTAAGCAGAATGAATTACCACCAGCAGTGGTTGCTAGCGCAGCAATATCTGCATCAGCTTTTGGAATAATTTGTGAACCATTAGTTCCAAATGTAAATGTATCTACAAAGTCTGTGATAGCTACATCACCGCCTTGTATTGATTGACCATCAAGCATTACAGGTTGAGCGATATAGCCATCAAAAAAAGTATTTGTAAAGATAACGCCGACTGTTTGATTGGCTGTGCTTCCAAAACTTGTACCCCAACTACTTCTAGGATCAGTAGAAAAGCTAGTTACCTCTTCTCCATTAATAAATAATTTTCCTTTATTACTTGCTATTGATTCATCAAGTTTCCAACTAGCGCAAATATGATACCAACCAATATCTCGAAATAGCTGATTTGTTACTACCCCATGTCCATTATTGTAAAAATATAATGTGTCGTCGCTACCCAACCATATACCAGAATTTGTAGAACCACTTGTTCCAGTGCCAAGAGCCATAATTCCCCGACTACTACCTGCAAAACTGGTTCGCTTAAACCAACATGCCATGACAACTTCAGTTGAACTATGGCTTGAAGTAGAACGGCTTAAATTGTCAGCAGAACCATCTAACCAAACTGAGTTACCAATCAGAGTTGTGTCAAATGTAGTTGCTCCACCTTGACCACCTGCACCTAAAAGAAGATTATTATTAAATACCATCTATGAATACGCCTTTGTTAGCACTGCATGAACATCTGTAGATGTATGTACTATGTAATCAATTCTATCAACTGCTGCTGCATCTGTGGAAAGCACAGGTGCTTCTCCAGCAGGAAAGTCCCAAGAGGTTCCGTAGGCAAGTGTTCTTGATCCTGTGCCATCCTGCACAACAAATATACTACCAACCTGTCCCGCAACACAATTAGTAGGATTATCAAGTGTTCTATTACCTGCTAGTGTTACAGTAAAGTTTTGTCCTGCATTTAGATCAACTGATATATTTGTGCCATCTGTCAGTGCTTGAATATCAGCAACAGCAGCTTTCTCTATATGTATATCTTTACCAAGAAGAGAGTTTGTTCCAACTGCAACGGCACTCACATAAAAATCTGTACCACTTACAACGCCTGTTAATGTGCCTCCTGTTAAAGCTAATCTATTACCAATGCTCGTAGCAAGAGTAGCAGAAAGATTTGTAATAACAGTATTAATACTTGTAATAGCTCCTGTTCTATTATTAATAGAAGTAGCCATTGTAGCAGATAAATCAGTAATGACTGTATTAATACTTGTTATAGCAGCAGTTCTATTATTAATACTTGTTGCCATTGTGGCAGATAAATCAGTAATAACAGTGTTAATGCTAGTAATAGCTGCAGTTCTATTATCAATACTGGTTGCCATCGTAGAAGATAAGTTAGCAACTACTGTATTAATACTGGTTACAGCATCAAGATTTGTTTTTGTTAAAGCTGATACTGCTGCTATAACTGTATTAGCACTTGTTATTGCTGCAGCATTAACAGAAGTTAAAGCTGAAACTGCAGCAATATTTGTATTACTGTTGTCAATGCTGGTAGCTAAAGCTGCAGATACTGTAGCAAGCTCTGCACTTGTAGCAAAGTTACCACCATCTCCTATAATAGAATTAATACTTGTTATAGAATCTAGATTAGTTTTTGTAAGTGCAGAAACTGCTGCAACTTCAGTAACATTAGCAGCAGATACACCTGCAATTAAAAGTTCGTCAGCATCAATATTAGTTGCACTTAAGGTTCCAAAGACTGCAGAGCCTGTAGCAACAAAAGCAGTACTAACAGAAACTGTTCCAAAGTTTTGATCAGCGGATACAGCTATAACACCACTAACAGGAATAGAACTAGATACAGCCCCGCCCACCGTCATCTTAATACCTGTACCAGCATCAACCTGTTTTACAGTACCACCTTCAGCAGAAGGAACATTTGTAAGTCCTGAACCGTCACCTACAAAAAATGCTGCACTTACAGTACCATTAAAAACACCAGAAGATGCAGACACTCTAGCAACATGAATTGTTGTATCAGCTAAACTTAAAGCAATAGTAGGATTACCTGCAGTTCCATCTGCATTACCTATTGTTATTCCTGTACCAGCAGTAAGCGTTCTACCTAGCGCACTACCGCTATTCATTGCTACCAGACCAGTAATACCTGTAAGATCAGTAATAGCATTTAGTGCAGAAGCATCGGCGGTAAGTGTTGAACCATTTAATTGAAATGTACCATTAATATTAGCTACACTGTTACTAAGCTGTAAAGGAGAACTATTACCATTACCATCTTCTATTGTCTGAAGAGAAGCTGTCAGTCCTGTATTATCAGAACCTATTTGTAATAACTGTTTATAGCTATTAGCTATTTGTTTACCTGTAAGTGTTGGCATTATACAAAATTCCATTCTTCATCTGTGGCTTCCCAATTAGATGTAGCGGATTCCCACAATAAATTTCTATCATTATTAAGAGGAGGTCTAGGGTCTTGAATTGATTCGTCATCCTTAACATTAGGTGTTTTATTTTGTGGATGATTTTTTAAATCATATGCTCCGTCAAAATCTGTAGGACAAACTAATAACCCATAACTATTCTTTTTTAAAATTCTATGTGGATACATAAAACCACATACATCACATATACCTTTAGCCTTTCTATCAGTAGCCATTATACTGCTCTTAATTTAGGTTTAAAAAAGATACTAGCACGTTCGGAATCTTCTGTCAAGGCTCTTTCTAACAATTCTTCATAATTTTGTTTAAGAAAAGTAATCTTACCAGCATCTACACCGGGACGTTTAATAGACATGTAAAAAGCTAGACCAGCAGATAAGCAAGGCAAGAACCTTTTTGGAACATCTGCATTTTGTCCAGCCGATTTATTTATATCTTCTAACTCTCTAATTTTCTCAACTTTCAAAACATCGGTTGAGTTTTCTGGAATAGGCCAAATAAAGAGGGTTGGATTATCTCTATCTCTTTTAATTGAATATTGTGTAGCTCTTCCTGTTTGTCCCTTTTGAGGAATTTGTAAATACTCTTCATATGATATTCTAGTTAAAGGTAAATCAGTATTATCTCTATTTACAATAACCTGCAAAGCATCAATGGTTGAACCACTCAAAGCATACGAAGACACACTAGCAGTAACAGTAATTGCAGAGGCTTCTGTTGACCATAAAAGAATACCTCTGTTCTGCCAATCTTTTAACATTAGGTTAAGAGAACGTCTAGCAGAAGCTGGCTCATGACCAAGGGTTTGCTCACCCCCAATCATTTCGGTTGCTTCTTGAATTACATCATCAATCTCTAATGCAAAATTAAATGTGCCACTAGTAGCCATGTACTATTTCCTTTTAACTTTTTTCTTAGTCTTTTTCTTTTGAGGAGGTTTAGTAATTTGTTGAGGTATCTTTGATCTAGAGATAGCCATTATTTTTTTCTACTCTTAGTTCGGGGATTTTTTGGTTTTGCATTTTTTGTTATATATTTATTAATAATTTTAGCTTGATTTTTGTGTAACTTAGAAGCTTTAGTTAAAGCTTTAGAAACTTTTTTTAACTGTCTAGCCATCAACATCTCCATCTTTTTCTAGCTTGGCGTAATCTAGAATTAGGATTTTTAGCAGCTTTTGGAAACTTTTTCATTTGTCCTGCTGATCTAGCACAATAACTTTTTCGTCTTGCTGCTCTAGCCTTGCTAGGTTTCTTTTCAGTTACAGCAGTTTTAAGTTTACTACCGGGATTCTGTCTACGATACTTAGCTACTCCTTTTGCTGTTAGACCAGCACCAGATTTAGTAGGACGCTTATGACCACCCCCAATGGTCATGCCTTTCATACCTTTACCAGTTGACTTTCTTTTAGTAGCCACCGTTCCCCCCTTTTTTCTATAAGCACTTGTCTTTTTAGCAACCCTTTTTGGTTGTTTAGAAAATTGTTTACCCTTTTTAGTATCCTCTCTTTTCTTACGAGTGGATGCTGCATATTCAGACGAGGAGAGAGATTTGATTGCCTTTTCGGGTAGATACCTCTCTCCTGTCGCCTTCGGACCTTGTGTAGAGGGTTTGCCCGATTTTGTTCTCCACTTCTGCTTTGTCCAGTTTTTGAGACTTTTCTGTGACTTTGCAAGTGCCATTAGCTTTTGTAACCCCCGCCTTTTTTCTTATATTGTTGTGCCAGCATCTGCGCTTTTCTAGCTGACCACTGACCGGGCTTACCTCCCTTACTACCTGACTTAATTTTGTTAAATAAGTTTTTACGCATAGTTGGCTTTGTATAATTACCTGCCTCATTGACTCTGGACTTCTTAGCAGTTCCACCTGTTTTCCTTTTCGTAATTGTACCACCCTTCTTAGCGGTCTTAACTCCTGCTCGTACAGCCTTTAAATCAGCGCCTGTAATTTTATTTCTAGGCGATGCAACCCTTGCTAACTTTTTTTGTTTAGGACTGTATTTAGAAAAAGGCATTATACCTGACCACCAGATTTATAACCATACATCAAACCTTTGTTACCTATCATACCTCCGCCTCGTCTATAGGTAATTTTTTTACTTTTAGGTTTAGACATATTCCCACCATATTTTCTTTTGGTAATCTTACCACCACTTTTCATTTCTGTTCTAGGAATACGGGGAGATTTTTTAGGATTTTTACCTTTAGCATTAGCTTCTTTATCTCTAGCCTGTTGAAGTAAAGCTTTTTTATCTTTAATTCTATTTTTTACTTTAAGACCATCAGCAACTCTTTGAGCAGGAGTTTTAGATTTATCTTTAGCAATAGCCTTTACTTGTTTTTCTAGGTTTTGTATTTCTTTTTTAATTTTTTCTTGTGCTTTTTGAGCATCTTTTATAGATTTCTCATTTATTTTTCTACGTTTTGCTATAGCATTTAGAGTTTTTTGTCCACCCTCAGTAACTTTTTCTCCTCGACTTCCAACTTCTTGCATTTTAGGATACTGAGGATCAGAAACCATGCTTCGTTTTTCAAGTTTTTCTGCTCGTCTTCTAGTTGGACTATCCCCTGCAAGTAGATCAGAGTCTTCTCCTACTCTAGACTTACCCTTTTTAGAAACACCTTGTTGATTAAACAAAGCTCCTCCAGTTGTACTATCTTTCTTTTTTGATTTTGAAAGACGTTTTCGATTAGCCATAAGCTTATCATAATCTTGTTGAGGCATAGCTCTGCCATCATATAAACCTTTAGAAATAGAAAACTCTTTATCTCTAGCTTTACGGCGCACCATCTTTTTACCATTTCCGGGAGGTCTTTTTCCACCACCTGCTGCTGCTGCTCTAGGTTTACGACTTTTACTTGTTGATTTAAAAAAACTTCCTTTAGCCATGATATTAACTCCTTACCTTTCCGTAGCCACCTAGAGCTTTACCAACTCCAATAGGACCACCTTTTTTCTTGTAACTAATTTGCCCGCCTTTTCTTTTTATTCTAAGCAAGCCACTTTCTACTAGCTCATCTATTTCACTTTTATCAATAGCACCTCTAGCATTTAAGCCCATTGCTTCTGCAATATTACCAACCTCGTCACTAAACTCACCAATATTTCTTTTAGTGGCAGGATCAATAAGTCCCATTGCTCTACGTTGCCTAGTTTGTCTTTTAGACATTTTAGGCAGTTCTACTTTGGAAAGAGCAGGTCTATTCGGACCTTCTGCTACACCTTGAACATTTCTTCTTCTAGGCATAGCAGGAGCCATTTCTCCCATGCGTTCTATATCAGAAGCTCTTTTAAGTGCAGCAATTTCTCTACCTCTTTTACCTTTCGGCATTTCGGTGGCTTTTCTTTTAGCACTTCCCTTTTTCTGTTTTCTTTTTGGTCCCGGCTTTCCAGCCTCTTCCCATTTCTTAACAGAAGTAAAACCAGCAGCTTTTGCTTTAGCTTTTATTTCAGCAGGTATAGCCTTACGACCTTTACCTTTTCTGCCTCTTTTCTTTTTTACTAAACTTTTTGCTTTAGCCATGATACTATTCCTTATACCGAGTAATCATATTCTTTGTTGTCAATAACAACTTTTTCAAACTGAATAGAATCACCTTCTGCCGCTGGACCTTTTCTAGCCGCACCATATCCTTTTCCAGTTGGACGACCTACACAATGAGTTCGTTCTTCTTTATAACGATCAAATCCAGCTTTATCATAAGAATACTTTTTATTGTTAATAAGTGGCATAGTTCCCTCCTAGCTACTTCCTTGAATAATTGTGTTAGCACTACCTGCTGGGCTTGTATTAAGCTCCATATTATCTTGTCTAGTTCTTCTAGCTTGATTACGAAGAGCATCAATTGAAGCTTTAAGTTCAGCTTGCCATGCAGGTACTGTATTAAAACTTTTATTAAATAAAGATGCTTCAACCATTGATGCGTAAAAAAGAGCATCATAACAAAAATCTGAAAAATAATTGTTTGGTGTAGCAGATGTTAAAGTAGTAGGTCTAGCCACATAAACAACTTCTGTGTCATATGCAGAGGCAGGAGTAGGTGCAAGATAAATCTGCGTATTACTCCGCATTGCATAATACTTAGGTTCTCCAACAGATGAAGAAACAAAAGGCCAATAGTCATTTACATACTCTTGGCTTCTTTGTAACAAATTAATTTTTGAACCTGAAACTTTAATATTAATATTTCTAATTATTCTTGTATCTGATGCAAGAGAAACAAGTGGATTATTAGCACTTGTTGTAACAGATGTAATTTGATTTAGTGCAACATCATCTAATTCTTTAATAAGACGAAATTCTGCCTTATTAATAATAACAGGAATTTGATCAGTAAATTCCTGCGAATCATTTTCAGATGTATTTCTAATATCAGATACAAGTTCACTATAAGAAGGCATCTATTTATCCGTAATAAATATAAAATTTACCAGCATTACTTGCGCCAGCCAGAGAAACCTTACCAGTGCATTTTACACCTGTATCATTAATATAAACATTGTCCATTACATTTGTACCAAGCGCAGCATGTTTTATCTTGGGACCATTCTGATCACCAACAACTAATTCAGATGCAGCAGATACAGCAAAACTATAAACTTGGATACGAGTATCTGTAACAGTTACACTTGTAATAGCATCTACAAATATACCATTTCCACCAGCACCACCAGTTACTTGTCCTATTCTAATATTCGACATTTAAATCTCCCAAAGAAGGAGGAGAGAGGATTTCTCCCCTCTCCCAGTTCTTATCTTACGATCCACCAGCGTTACCGAAGTAACCTCTCCAGTCAGACCAACCAAAGCTATAACGCTCTCTGGCCTTGAAGCGAAGATTACCAGTATCGAAGTCTGGCTCCATCTTCGTCTGGAGCGGCGCTCTAACAAACATCTTAGGTCCGTTAGGAACATTCGTTCTAACAAACCAAGCATCAGTGTCCGTAAAGCGACGGTTGATGAACACACCCTTCGGAAGCATCGACATACTCTGAATCGAGTTGACATCGTTCCATCCTGACGGGTTGGTAGCAGCTTGCGATCCACCAAGGGACGAAACCGTACCAGACGCAGGAATCAGGGTTGAATTAAGCAGAGAGTTCGACGTTGCCCAGTTATCTGGCGCAACATGCAGCGAAACTGCCGAACCACCTACAAGAATGCCTCTGTCATCCGTAATCTTTTGAATGGCAGTAAGACCAGCTTCCAACGAGGCAAACGAAAGGTCTGCAGCCGTCAGAAGGTTGGACTGAGTGCCATCGACAGTCGGATGGGCATTACTGAAAAGAGGCTCACCGTCGCCACCATGATAGGCAGCAGCATCAGTGAAACCGTTGTTGAAGATATCAGCAGCTTTAACCTGCTTCGTATTACCCATTGCTCTTGCAAGAGCTTTAGCTCTCAACTTAGCAAAGGTATCATACAGATTATCTTCCATAGCTTCTTCCGTTACCGCAAAGGCAAGGGAAATCGTTTCGTTGACATAACGAGCAACGTAACTTTCACTTGCTTCATCGTAAGTAACTGCAGCGCCTTCACCCTTCACAGGTGCAGTGCCGAAGCCTGTGAACAGAACTTCTTCTTCAAAAGCCCTGTCTGAGTTTTCAACCTCAAAAAGAGGTTCATGCTCATTATCGACTTCTCCATATTCTAGTCCAAATACAGCATTCAGACCGGGGAGAAGTTCTTTTGCAATACTAGCTCTATTAATAGCCATGATTCAAACTCCCCTATTAAATGCCTGATGGTGCGGACAACTTAGCGTCCACATGCTTAACGATACGAACTTCCAGAACCGGGAAGGCTCTTTCCGCAGCAATGGTAATATCATTGCCCGGCTCATCAAGAACACCAATAGCTCTTACAGGAAGAATAGTGGTATTTCTTGTTGCCGCTTTAACACCAAAACCAGATTGTCCGGTAAAGGTGCTACCCGTTCCAAGAGTAAGACCGAAGTTCACCGTATTAATATCACCTGCAGAACAAGAAGCGTCTGCTTGAATGAAATAGGTGGACGACGGACTCGTATCAACAAAAGCTTTAATGTCAGTAGCACTCGTATTAGCGGGCCAATACTTGCTATATTTGGGTTCCCCATTTTCCACATAGTGGCACCCCATGAAAACACCGTCAGCAAAGTCGGCATCTGCAGAGACAGGTTCTACATTCCCAAGGCTCGTCTTGATTAGATCACCGCAGAACATGCTTCTCGCATCACCAGACGCAATCGGCAGTTCATCGAAACCTGTGGAGTTAGTACCAGAACCACGTTTGCGGGCAGGAAGGAAACCTCTAAGGTTTTTAGTAGTAGACATAATGTCACTCCTTTCTGATTATCCCATGACCCACACTAACTATTCTTGGAAGTTTGGTCTTCGCCCTCTAGTTACTGTGGACCTACTGTTATTACTAATAGGCATTCTAGAATCAGAGGCATTTTCCAGTTGTGCATTAACTGCATTCATCAACTGTTGACTCTTATTTTCATAATACCTTTTACGAGCTTCTAGCTTACCTGTTGGCATCTTAGCCAACGCCAAATCCCCACGACAGACTGTTCCGCTATATCGCCCATTCTCCTGTACGACTGAAGATATTGCCATCTCTGGAACTTCTTCTGGAGTAACCCATGTCCATCCTTCTGCCATTTTCTTACCAACATTCTGGTAGTCATCTGCGCCTTTCAGATGTATACGAATCCAACGTAGTGACATTCCTTCATTTGCCATTCTATTCATGACTTGATCTGGAATGTCTAGCGCATTAGGCTCTTCATATGTCCATTCGTTCTCTTCTCTAGTTTTCCGTTCTCTTGTGCTGGCTGAACGTACCTCGCTCTTCCGTGTGTTCATGTCTTAACTCCCTCGGCCAAATGTTATGTCTGTATAATCACCATCTGAATTATCAACTTTTAATTTTTCAGCGGCGTATACTTCAAGTGGAATATTCCATTTATTTGCAAGTCGAACATCTTCTTGTGAAAGTTTAATCTTCTTGCTAGATGTTGCTGGCGACCGGGAAGCTCCAGCGACCACTTGAGCAGCAGGTGTCGTCTGCTGCGGACGATTATCTTCACTCACCTCTTGGTCAGTAAACTTGTGTGGAAATTCAGTTCGTAGTCTACGATCAATTTCCGTATAAAAATCTTCTTCGTCAGGATCGTATCCCATTTGCTTTAGCTCTGCATCAATAGCGAGGGCTGAAGCTGTCATAACACTATCCTTACCAAACCATTCATTTTCTGCCGCCCATTCTTCTGCTCTAGGATCAGGAGTTCTTTGGACGGGTTGTTGCTGTTGTGGTTGATCTGCTTGTTTCTTAGCTTCTTCTTCTTTTGCTTTAGTATAATTATCTAGAGCAGCTTTTTGCTTACTCAAGTTATCTAAATCAAGTTGACTTCTTTGAAGAACTTCTAGCGTTTGAAGAACTTTTTCTCCATCACCAGAATTATAAGCATCTAAATATGCAGACTTAGCCAACGCAACTTTATCATTTAACTGTTGCTCACTCATATCCGTAGTTGTTTTTTGAGTGTCAACAAAACTTTGTTCTTGACTTGAAAGTCTTTCTTGTAATTCTTGCTTTTCTCTTAGCAAAGCTTCAATTTGTTCTTCTCGTTCTTTACGTTGCTTTACTAATTGTCTAATTCTTTTCTGTGCACCATTTGTTTCAATACCATCAAGCTCTTTTATTTCTTCTTTCTTAGGAGCTTCTGCTTTAACTTCAGGCTCTGCTTGTTCTGCAGGAGGTGGAGTATCCTCTTCAATTTCATACTCTACCTTTTCTGGGATTGTAACGTCACCCCACTCGTCATTATTCTCTTCCATTTACTTTCTTTCCTTTCGGCTGATTCGACACAGACGTTTTACGAATAACTATATTATACACTATTTTTTACGTTTAGGCAACCCCTTAGTTAGATAAATTAAATGTAGGGTCTAAATCCTTTGGATTTTCTACCTTTAGCATAATTTGATCGTCATACAAAAGAATAAGTTTTACTCCTTTATAAATCATTTTTACACCAGCATGCTTACCATAACACACATAGTCACCCGGCTCACACCAAGCACCTGTAGAAAACTTTTCTTTATCTTCGTAGGCAAGCTCACCCACAGCCAAAACTTTACCTACTGTTGTAAGATAAGTCATATCGTCAACTGTAGAGTCGGGCAGAAGAATACCACCTTTTGTTTTTGATTTAATAGATACTGGACGAATTAAAACATTAAAGCCCGGAATTACTGGTAGAGGTGAGGGATCAGCTACATCTTCTTCATCTCCGCTAATCCATTGATCATTTTTAATTGCTTTATTCAAAGCAGCTTGTTGCATGGTTATTCTCCTTCTTCATCATGATATCTTGTTTTTATAATGTTGGTTAAATCATTTCTGGCCCATGCTAACCCTTGATAAAACCCTACCAATTCCCTATAACTTGCGTAATCACTAACTCCATTTTCTGCTAGGTTTGTCTTTATATGATCCATCTGTTCATTTAAAGATACTACAATTTCGTCCCATAAATTCATTAGAAAATTACAGCCCCTACTATAATACCAATAATTGCAGCACCAATAACTTTAACACAAAAGTTACATTTACATTTTTCAAACATAGCTTTTATTTTTTCTTTCATATTACTCTCCTTTACTTATAGCAGTTTCAATAACTTTCATTAAAGCTCTTAATCCTTCTATATTTTCTGTAGACTCTCGTCCTTCTGATATCTGTGTTAGTTTACCAAGAAGGTCCATAGCTTTTAATTGTTGAGCATTTTGTAGTCGAGCTTCTTCAGTTGCAGCATCCACAAGAGTATCTACAGCTTTCATAGTTTGCTTATTAATTCTATCTTTTTCTTTTTCTTCAGATTTAATTAACTGTTGCTGTCCATCTTGGATTGCTTTAAGTGCAACTTCTGTTTCTTCAATATCAAGTTCTCTATTTTTAAGAGAAGCATCTGAAGCATTCTTCATAGTATCAAGTTGAAGTTTTTGCTGCTCAATTTGTAATCTTGCTTTTTCAAGATCAACCATTTGCGCTTCAGGACTTTGTTGCTGACCCATAGCTTGATTAGCATTTTGAACTTGAGATGCCGCTTGAGCCATAGCTACTTCCATAATATTAGGCATTTGTTGTTGCTCTGGCGGCAAGTTACCCACAATATTCTGTGCAACTCCAGTTACTTGCTCTTGATACTTCATAATAATATGTTCTTGAATATTTGATTGTAACACAGGCACAACTCGTTGCATTGCTGGATTCTTTCCATTCATTGGGTCTTGCAGGAAAGCCATCTTTACTTGAACATGAGCATCATGATTTTGACCGGGGAAAGCTGCAATAGGAAGTCCTCTTGTAGCTGCCGCAATATCAGATAGTGGATCAAGCGGTCGAGGTTCTTTCTTAGGAGGTAATATTTCATCTAGATTTGGCATATTTGCCGCATCAAGAATTGTTCTGTTTAGTGCTTCTAGGTTGAACATACCGGGAGGAGATTGCTGGGCTAATTGTAGTGCCATCTGAGCCAACATCATCCGGTGAGCATTTGACGGGATGTTTGGATCACTAACAGGAATAACATCTATTCTACCATCAAAATCTCTTTTGAGAATTTTCTGGGACATGCCCGGTACATCAAAAGGATATTCATTTGGCAAATAGTCGTAGTTTATTTTTGCTAGTATCTTAAACTCATCTTTCTGAGACTTATGAAGTCTTTTGTGGATTGCACTAAAGAACTTACTAGACGCTTCAAGAAGAGCCATCGTTGTACCCACAGGCCCATATGAAGAAGCATCTGATACAACCTGTTCGGTGCTATCAGCAAACTTCTGTCCTGTGGCTGTAACAAAGTTTAGCATCTGGTACAGGGTCGAGGAAGGCTCCTTATATGGCAAAGGAACAATAGACTTAGAAAGGTCCATACCAGTTGCTTCAACTTCTTTGAACTCACCTGGTGCAATTGGATCGTTATCACCAACAATCCTCACACCCTTTGCTTTAAATCCTCCCGGTAAGTTCGAGAACTGACCCGCATCAACCAAGGCTCTCATAGCTGCAGTTGCAGTCAGTGTAAGATTGCCAAGGAAATGGATCAGCCCTAACCCATAGAAACCAAAACCCGGTACAAAGCGATAATGCACAAAATGCATAATCTTTTCTCTTGTAGGATCATCAGGTCGATAGTTTCTACGAATACTTAGTATCTGACGAGACTGCTCTTCAACAGTAACAATATAAGGAAGAGCAACACCTTCAGAATATTCTGGATCAGACTCAAGTTCTAAATAACAATGTTGTTCAAGCAAAACATATTGTGGATCATCTTCACCTGTTTGGGACATTCCCATAACAGTATCAATCTTAGATGATATGGGTGTAGGACTTGGGACATATGCATCTGGAAGATCAATATCCAAATACATTCCAGAACGAATCTCTCGCATTAGATCATGCGGACTTCTATAAATAATATGGGTGTATCTATCTGCTTTTCTTAGATCACTAGCATAGTATGATACATAGAATTGATCAATAGGAACAAACTCTGCTACAGGTCTTTCAAGTGATGCATCATAATAAACTTTTTTAAATGCAGACCCAATCAACGGCAGATGGAACAACATCCTTTCAAACTCATCAAAGTATTCAGGCATCTGCTCTGTAAGCTGATAGTTCATAAACTCTTGAACTCTTTGAGCCTGCTGATCTTTTTGAAAGTTACTGGTTCCTAGAACTTGAGACTTAACTGGTCCTGCAGGTGGGAACAATTCAGAAATAGCTTTTGACTGAAACTTAACGGCAGACTCTACCAACAAGGGATGCACAGCAGTACAGGCACCCTCAAATGGTTCTGATGTATCTTCAAGCTTTAATCCAAGAAGATCAAAGCCTCTTTCAAACATTGACTCCCATTCTGATCTTGAATTTAAATCAGCATCATATCTATCATATACACCTTCAGCTATTCTTACTAAGTCAAAATCTTCCATGTCTTCTGCAAGATTTTCAAACCATTCTTTAATATCTGTCTTTTCTTCGTATTCAAATTCATTTTCAAAACTAACAACAACACCACCATCCTCTTCAATATCAAAGGATACTGTTTCGCCAATTTCAATATTAGCTCCCTGATCTGGTATCTGAATAACTTCAGCAGATGGTATTTTATCGTATGGATTTCTTTCAGTCGCCATTTTTATAAGTATCCTTAAACTTTAAATAGATATGTTGTGATAAATCTTTTGCATATTTATTCCATCTACCTGTACACATTTCAGATATTGAACAAGTGCAGTCTTTCTTTTTACAACGATAATCTTCATATTTGGGTCGGATTAAAGAATAATTAATATTTTTTTCAAATTGAAACATGACACTATTATACCACTAAAAACTTTAAAGCGCAACCCTTTATTTAAAAAAACTAGGTTCTCCAGTAACCAACTCTTTTTTGACGCCGGGGATTTACATCGTCTTCCCAGTTTGGATCATCAGGATGTCCTAGCCGCCATGACTCCTTCATGTAATGCACAGCCATAACAAGAGCATCTACTTGGTCATCATGACGACCATGCGGAAATGTTATAAGTTCCTCCATCAATTCGTCTGCCCATCGTTTATTAGATGGCAACCAAACTCGTCCAGACTCCAGCATAGGACTAGCTGCATACACTCTAGACACTTTGTCCTTATCTGGTGTGTACTCCATTACAGGCAAACCACTACGTCTTAAATCCTGTATCAGAGATTGACCACTTGCTTTCTTTTCAATAATACAAACATCAGGTCTGTATTCATTATATAGTTCCTGTGATATCCTTCTCAAATCAGGATATTCAAACTTACCTCTTGTACTTCCTAATAAAATAAGATTACTTCCCCAAAGCTCCCGTCCTTCATAGTCTTCTTCAGGCATGTCAAATATTCCCCATGTCTGAATAACTGTGAAGTCAGCGGTTGTCTTTGTGGAAAAGGCTGTATCAAATGTTTGAATAATAAAGTCACAGGATGGCGGGTCATCATAATCCCATCGTTCAACCCACCTCTTTTTTATAATCCCACCTTCTTCTGGTGTAGGATTCTGCATATACAATGACTCCCAATACCTTGAACCATTGCTTGCAATAATCTCTTCTTCATCTACTCGTAATACTTCGTCAGGCTTCCATTCAGGAAAGTAAGAACTACCTACAGGTAAATCAAGTAACTCTGAAGATTCTTCGTCAACCCAAGCAGGTATCTTTACAACTTCCCAAGGATAGGTGCTATCCATATCCATTACTTCTTCCTGCTTCAACAACCACCCACATAAATCATCATGATGGTATCTTGTGTTAATAATCACTATAGAACCACCGGGCATAATACGAGTACGCAAACCAGCAGGATACCATTCCTTAATATATCTACGACCAGCTTCTGAAAAGCTGTCCTCTTCCGACATAGCATCATCCAAGATTGCTATATGCGCTCCTCGTCCTGCAATCTGTGATCGAACACCAGCAGCATAGTATGTACCATTAAGATTTGTTTTCCATTTACCTGCAGCCCGTACATCACTCCGTAATGTAACACCGGGAAAAATATTTTGGAACTGTTCTGTATTTACAATATCTCTTACAGACCTACCAAAGTCTGAAGCAAGTTGATCACTATGAGATATCGTCAGTATCTCATGTTGAGGATTATTACCTATATACCATGCTGGAAATATCTTAGAACAAATGACTGACTTGCTACTACGAGGTGGCAAAAAGACCATTAACCTTTTGATCTCACCATCCTGAACCTTTTGAAGTTTGTCAGATAAAATTTTAATATGTCTCCCCATCTTCCAATCAGACACAATTGTAGGGGCAACAAGACGAACAAAGGAAATAAAGTCCATCTTACTTTTTTGTAACACAAGATCATCTAGAAATGTACTTAGTGTTGCTAGTGTATCTATAGAGTTCTCTATAGATTCTTCCATACCTTCTTCTAAACTCATATTTAACCTTTTGTTATTGTTATTAAAATTAATTATTAAAGTTATTATTTAAAATATGTTTGTTCTGTTTCTCTGTAATCTGTATAGACTATTATACACTATTTTTAAATACTACGCAAGCCCCCGATTAAAAAAAATTTATAGGTGTGATATTAATGCAACAGTATCCCTGATGAGTTACCTTGGTATTTTTTGTAAATTTTCAAGGGGTCTGTTTTATATATATATGCATGCATGCGTTTTTGCGGGCGGGGTATGCTACAAAGTCTTTGACTTTGTCAGACTGTCAAAAAAGAATGCTTTTCCTACGGAAAAAACTACAAAGTTCTCTATAAATCTGTAAGATTTAGCTTGACTGTGACATTTTGATCATAGATCAAGTGTTTATTTATTACTCTCTACTTAGCTTTCTTTGAAAGCAGAGAGTGATAAATAACTTATAAATCAATGGGTTATCGACAATCTGCTTGGTGTGACATTTATGTCACTGCCGATGAAAATCGACTAGCCCTTGATGAAGGGCTTGACAGTCGATGATGAAGACTTTAGTCTTCAACAAATACCTTTCTACGAAAGGTAAATCTATTAGTTAATTAACCCTGAACGTAGTGAAGGGTATAATTAACTTATAAGGGGATTTGAGATGGACTTGTATGGACTGTGGATGCTACTCGCTTGCCTTGGCATCTTAGGATGCTGGG